ATTCGTGTCGGTTCTGCGATCTCATACGCTTCGGCTAATAACCTTTCTAAAATCTCGATTTCCTCATCGTTTTTGCGGAAACCATCGGTTTCTGCAGCCAACCAGTTTTCCGCTTCCATCACCTCGACTTTCAAATTCTTGATCTCCCAGGATGGAGCATTGGTGTTTTCGGCATACGCCAGATTTTCCCATTTTGCTTCCAGTTTGAGTTTGCCGATTTCCTCAAGACCTCTTGCCCGAATTCGTCCTTCCAAAAAACCTTGAAGTGTTTTTATTTTGGCCCAGATCGTTTCCCCTTCAACCAGATACCGATAATTAAATTCACTGTTATATTTTGATGCCATTGCTCATCCGAAAGTTGCAGCAGCTAACGTATCTCTAGCAGTTCCAACTCCAGTTGTATCTGTTGCAACATTTCCTGAAGTATCGACTTTGTTGGTCATTGAAACAGGAGAACCTGTATTCCCATATCCAAAAATTGCCTTGTTTGAACCATACCGTGCAGCAGCTAAATATTGACGAACAGTTCCAACTCCAGTTGTATCTGATGCCACAACTCCTGAACTACTGACTTTGTTGGTCATTGAAACTACAGAACCTGTATTCCCATATCCGAAAATAGCTTTGTCTGAACCATACCTTGCAGCAGCTAAACTTTCACGAGCAGTCCCAACTCCAGTTGTATCTGATGCCACAACTCCTGAATTATTGACTAAGTTGGTAACCGCAGTTAAAGAACCCGTTTGCCCATATCCGAAAATTGCTTTGTCCACTCCGTAAGTTGTGGCTGCTAGTTTCCAACGAGCAGTTCCAACTCCAGAAACGTCAGCAGCTATAACTCCTGAGTTACTGACAAGATTCGATGTGTGAACATAAGAAGTTGTGCCCGTATTTCCATAACCAAAAATAGCTTTGTCTGAACCATAATCTGCTGCAGCTAAATTTCTTCGGCCTTGTCCAACCATACTGGTGTCGGTTGCCACAACTCCTGAGTTACTAACTAAGTTTGAAACTTGTGGATAACTACCTCCACCAACATAGCCAAACGCAAAAATTGCTTTATCTGAACCATACCCTGCAGCAGCCAAACCATAACGAGCAGTTCCAACTCCCGTGGTGTCGGTTGACACAACTCCTGAACTATTGACTTTGTTGGTAACCGAAGATTTCCCACTACCTGCGTTCCCATAGCCGAAAATTGCATTAGGGTTAACACCCCCACCACCACCACCTATCATTGCTCTTGTTGAAGAAAATGCCATGTGTATGCTCCTAGCTCATATCCAGACCACCAGTGAAACCATAGTAATTTGTTCCACCATCAAAGGTGATGAATGTCAGGACATCCACTCCTGATGAGGTTAAGGTTGGTGCAGTTCCACCTGCCCACTTAACACTATTACCTCCACCGCCATGTGCTCCTGCTTTAAACGTAATGGTTGCGGTCCCACCATTGGTCATAATAACTGTCAGTGAATTTGATTTCCCAGAAAGCGAATTAGTAATCCCAATATTTGCAGTCATAGACCCAATAGTAACTGACTGAACATTTCCATATTCTAAATCAAAATCAAATGCACTCGTTTGAGTTCCTGAAATAGCATAAAAGTATTCTGAATAGTCCATAATGCAAGGACGTTTCAGTGTTTTATCTGTCAGGTTTAGTGTATTTGTTTCAAACGTAGCTATAGTGTTTCCTGCATCATCAGAAATGCTTGGGTTCCCACTACCAGGAATGGAAACAACGGTGGTCCCACCATCATTCTGCAGAAGTAAATCGTCGGAAGACGCTGGTTTTATGATGAAATTAGCCATGATTTTCCTTAGGTAAATAGTGCATGGTGTCCAGTTAATGTTGCCCCTCCATCACCAGTAACAGTTTGAGCAGAGGAGTTGGTTATGGTCATTGCAGTCGTTTTTGCAAGAACATTTGATAAAACTAGATCTGAGTTTATTGTGAGTGTGCCGTTGACTGTGAAGGTGTCTCCAAATTTAACCGTTTGTTCAGAGACAGTGCCATTAATGTTTTGTGCAGATGTAGCAACAATATTATCAACGGTTGAAAGTGCAGATATTGATGTCCATGAAGTATCACCAGAACCATCGGTTTGAAGAACTTGAGTGTTTGATCCTCTACCATCTGGCAAAGTAAAACTATTTGAAGAATCATCTCCATTAATTTTAACCTGACCTGTTCCATTAGCACTTAAACTCAGATCTGCGTTTGTTGTTGGAGCAGCAATACTATCCGTTTGGACAGTCCCTGTACCATTTGGGTCTAGGACTATATTTCCATTTGTATTTGTGGATGAGATGGTATTCCCATCAACCTTGATATTATCAACCCTAAGATCAGTACAAGCGGAGTTTGTCCCAATCGTAACTGCATCAATCTCACCTCCTGCAATATCCACTTTTGAAATGTCTACTTCTCCAGTTCCATGAGGAGTGAGTGTGATATTAGAGTTACCTGCAGATGTTACTAGATCTATGGTAGAGGATGCACTGAGATCGATCTGTCCTGCAGAAGCAGTTACCGAAAGATTTCCTCCACCATACGATGTTGCAGTTGTAAGGAGGGTTCCTGTCTCATTAGGTACAGTCAGAGTATTTGCAGATGAGGTTCCAGTATATTGAAGAGTGATGTAATAGTTTGCGGTGGAACCATTGTCATCATGGAAATTGTAAAGAAGCAGGGTGCTATGGTGCATCTTTGCCATCTCGTTATTAGCATCATCATGCTCAAACACAAATGCCTTGGAACCATCAACATAGTTGACTGCAGCATCAGTCCCTCCCATTCCCCCAATCGTTCCACCAGAAGCAGGTAAAGAACCTGAAGAGGTTATCTGGACATGGTTGCCAGATGCATCTCTGTAATACAGTTCACCACCATAGGAATAGATTGCACGAGATTTATCAGATGGTTGTGAACCTTGGTTCTGGAGTGCAACCTGCTTTACTTCACTTACTGTATTATCGTTAAATTCCAGTTCTGCATTGACGTTGATTGCTGCAGGAGTGATCCGAACACCTTTATTTGAGGTATGGTCATGGTCATCAATGGCAGTCAGTGAAGTGTTGAGATTCGTACCCCAATCTGGAGCAGCAGTCTGTCCTACATCTGACTTAACGATGGATGTAATATTGGTCCCGTTTGTAGGCATAACTCTCCTAGAAAAAGAATATGTCTGCAGTCACAGTTGCTCCTGCTTTCAAAATAACCTGGAACTGTGGAATATCATTAGAAGTGCTAGACACAAATATAGATGTATCTGCATCTTGTTTTGTGATGATATACCCCTCCATGTTTCTACCTAAACCGTGATCTACCAAAGTGTCTGATGTCGTAATTGCCACATCTTTTTTATGTACTCCATCTGCAAAAGGCAGATTTAACAATGGTCTGATTGCCGTGTGAATATTACTTTGCACACGGTTCACTGTCTCTTCTGGAGTATGTACCTCCGTGAAATTAACTCTACTCATGCGTAATAGAACTTCTGATAACTGACCACATCAGTGACGGTCTGAGGTTCTCCTGCATCCCGGTTCTGGGACTCAGTAATAATCCTCTCCTTCAACTGGTTCTTCTGCAGTAACAGTGCAGTGACATCTGCTTCTTCTTTCAGAAGCATTTTGATCCCAGAGTCTATAATAATGAACTCATCCCACCCTGAGTAGAAGTCAAACACTGACTCTACTGTGCCGATAGAGGTGGGGTCAGACAGTGCAGAAGAGTTGAGATCCGTGACAATGGTTGTGGATGTCACAGACTGCACCGTTTGCTGAGAGTTGTAATTGTCTGCCAAGAACCCAGAAACATTGACCACATCATCTGCAACAAAGGAGTGACTGCTCACCGTGTAGGTGGTGGTAGTCCCTCTGGTGACTCCAGATGGAGTGACAGACTCCAGTTTTCTTGGTGACGGGATGTAGAAAAGCTTCACACTGTCCGAAGTTGACGGGGTAGGTGTGAAGACAATGGACTTTCTCTGAACACGGTATCGGTAGTCCCTTGCATAAACAGTGAGGGAGTTTCGTGTCCGATTGCTCCAGTTGTAACGTCTGAGTGGGACAGATTCAGTGGAGGTAACCACTAAATCCACCCCTCTCATTTTGTAGAAATCTGATGGCAGACTGTAGGAATCCGTGCCAGAACTCAGGGAGATCGTACTGGAAGTGGTGTAGTAATCCTCGTTGAAGTTCTCAACGATGAGATTATACAACTCACCCCAGGAGTTGTTCAGATACCGTGTAAGTTCCGTATCTGTCACGAACTGACTATTCTCCATATCTGCACGTTGCCGTGTCAGAGTCCTCAGTTCTGTCAGGGAGACCAGATCAGTCATAGCTCATCAT